GACTTCCGCGGCGCCGTCAAGAACGCCGGCGCCTGATCATGTCGACGTTGACGGACCTTCAAGCGCAGCGGGCCGCCCTCGTGGTGGCCCGGAACAGCGGCACGCTGCGCACCACGTTCCGCAGCGGCGGCACGGAAAGAACTGTGTGGTTCAAATCCGACACGGAACTCGCCGCCGCGATCGCTGCCGTCGATCGCGAGATCGCCGCGCTTGAAGGCCATCGCGTCAACACCTTCCTCCCTCACTTCTCGAAAGGACTATGACGATGAAAAATTTCGTCCAACCCGGTGATATCGTCACCGTTACCGCTCCCGCTGATGTGTCTTCCGGCACCATCGTTGTCGTCGGCACCCTGTTCGGCGTTGCCGCCACCGACGCCGAGAGCGGCGCGGCCGTGGAGATTAAGACCAGCGGCGTGTTTGCCCTTCCGAAGACCAGCGCACAGGCATGGACGGAGGGCGCGAAAATCTATTGGGACGGCACCGCCAAAGAGGCGACGACCGTCTCGACCAGCAACACGCTGATCGGCCATGCCGTCGCCGCCGCCGCCAATCCTTCGGCCACCGGCGTCGTTCGGCTGTCAATCTGATCGAGGCGGGCAGCCATGGATTGGAAGGGCCTCGAAGCAATGACCGACAGGGTCGTGATCGGCGCATATGCCGAAGCGGTCCTGCATCGGCCGTTGAAGAGCGGTTCTTCCGATCCGAGCCGCCCGCAGCAATCGATCAGGGGCGTGCTGCACGCCCCGAATGCCGACGGCACCGTGTCCCTTGGCAATGGCCTGATCACCACCATCGCCACCACCGAGACGGCGCTGGTCATCAACCGAGCCGACTATCCCTCGATCGATGTCCGGCAAGGTGACGAGTTCCGCGCCACCGACATGCCGGGCCAGCCCTTCTATGAGGTGAAGCGGATCAGCGGCCGCTTTTCCTCGATCATCGTCGTTCACCTCGGGCCGTCAGCATGATCGAAATTCTTACCAGTTGGGCGCCGAGCACAAGGCAAGGTCAGCCGCGCGACGCTGGCGCCCCTCGAAGATGTCGCGTCGCGCAAAGGCCAGGGTGGAGTGATGACCCCGATGCCGACCCGGCGCGGCCCTTTCACCGCGCCACCCACGCATCCTCGCCGCTCCCGGCTTGCGCCGGGGGCGGCACCTTCCCTTTCAACCGTGGAGCTTTTGAAATGAGCGACTCGATCACCGTCACGTTGTCGAAGCCTATCGAGCACGAAGGTCAGACGATCTCGACCCTGACTTTCCGCGAAGCGAATGTCGGCGATTTGTGCGCCGCCGACGCTGTGCATGGCGACACGAGCAGACTGCTCGCAATCCTCTCCGGCATGGCGGGCACCACCATCCCCGTGCTTCGGAAGATTCCGGCCCGCGAATTTGCGCAGATCATGAAGCAAGTCGGACCGCTGATGGGGGAAGCCGAGGCGGCGACTGGGCAGGCGTAGTCGCGGTCGTCGCTTCAACACTATGCACGCCGGTTGACCAGATCGAAGGATGGCCGCCGGCGAAGGCGCTCCGCTACTACGACGCCGCGGTGCGGTTGCTGAAAGCCAAGAACGGATCGAAGTAGATGGCAACATTGACCTCGAAGCTGGTTGTCGAACTGCTGGACCGGGCGACCGGTCCAGCAGGCCGGATCAGCGCGACGATCAGCCGCCTCACCAATGCCGGCCGCGCAAATGCAGCGCGGATGAACGAAATGCGCGGTCGCATGCTTGGCGCGGTCGGTGCCGGCTATGCGTTGTACAAAGGGATGAGCGCTCCGATCCGTGCCGGAAAGGACTTCCAGACGATGCTCACCGACATTGAGCAAAAATCTGGGGTGTCGGGCCAGGCGCTGAAGGACCTCGGCGCGCAACTTCGCGGCATCGCGGCGGCAACAAACCAGCTGCCATCCAACACCATCAAAACGTTCGACGCGCTGATGGGTCTCGGTCTCGGCGGCAAGACCGATGCCGAGAACGTCGAGGCGGCGCTCAAGCTGCTGCCGGCGATCAACAAGACGGCGACCGCATTCCGCGCCTCATCCACTGACGTGATGGCGGCTGGTCAGGCCGTGTTTGCCAACTTCAAGGTCCCTGCTTCCGAGGTAATGAAGGCATTCGACGCCATGGCATCCGCCGGCAACGCCGGCGCCTTCGAACTCAAGGACATGGCGACCTACTTTCCCAAGTTGACGGCAGCCGGCCAGGCGCTGGGCTACAACGGCGTGAAGGGTGTTGCTGATCTGGCGGCAGCCCTTCAGGTTGTTCGCCAGGGGTCCGCGGATGCATCGTCGGCCGCGACGAACCTAAGCGATCTATTTTCGCAGATGGTGTCGCCACGGCTCGCCAAACGTTTCGAGCAGTTCGGATTCAACCTCCGCAAAACGCTCGACGCCGGCAGGAAGCAAGGCAAGTCTCCCATCGAAGCGATTGTTGCGCTGACACAGAAAGCCCTGAAAAAGGGCGCGCGCATCGGCGACCTGTTCGGGAACCAGGAATCGCAGATGGCGATGAACAGCCTTCTCGCGGACATGGAGCGATACCGAAAGATCCGTGACGATGCGCGCGATGCAGGCGGCCTCGTCGAGAAAGAATATCTGCGCCGCATTAAGGATGCCGACGCCGCTATCACTCGCTTTCAATCCTCGATCGAAAATCTGAACATTGAGCTTAGCGCCGGATTGCTGCCGCAGCTCACCAGCATCATCGATAGCGGAATCGTGCCAATGGTGCGGGCTGTCGGCGACGTGATCAAAGCCAATCCGAAGCTCGTTAGTACCCTCGTTTCTGTGTCAGCTGGGCTGATCGGGCTTCAGGTCGCATCCACCGCCGCGCGGTTTGCATTCCTCTGGTTCAAGGGCGGCGTGATCGGAGCTGCGATCAAGGGGCTTACGGCGGTCGGCCGCGTTGCCCTGACCGCTGGCAAGGCGTTCAAGACCCTTCGCGCGGCCACCATGGGCGCATCCATGCTTGGCGCGGTGGGGGGCGGTGGCCTGCTGTCGGGTGTGGTCGGCGGTGTCGGAACTGCAGTTGCTGCGATCCTCGGTCTCGCGGGTAGTCTGGCCGCAGGCATCGCGGCGATCACGGCGCCCGTCTGGGGCATTGTCGCCGCAGTCGGAATAGCGGTCGGCGGCCTTGCTATTGCCATTCACAAGTATTGGGTGCCGATCTCAAACTTTGTGGCGGGCTTTGCGTCCGTTATCTTCGAGGCGCTCTCCGATCTGGCGTCGCAGATTGCCGCGTTCGGTGGTCGCATCGCATCTGCTGTCGGCTCATGGGCCACGCAAAAGCTGATCGACTTCGGTGAATGGCTTGGCATCGACGAGGCGACGATGAGCCAGGCGCTTGACTTCGCCGTCAATATGCTTTCGCAAAGCGCTCAAAGCATCATCGACATGATCAAAGCCATCCCCTCGGCGGTGGGCGGCTGGATCGCCGACATCTTCACGATGAACACCTACAGCGACGAGGCGACCGCAGGCTTCCGAGCTGCAGGCGAGAACGCGGGCAAGGCACTGGTCGATGCGGTAAAGAGCGCCATTGACGGGCTGATCGGCTGGTTCAAGGCGCTGCCGTCTCGGATCATGGCAGCGATCGGCAGGATAGATCTGTCGAAGATCGTGAGGATGCCGTCGCTGCCGTCGTGGCTGGGAGGAAGCACCGCGCCTGCGGTCGCCGGTGCGCGCGCTGCCGGTGGGCCGGTGCGCCGCGGCAGCACATACCTGGTCGGCGAGCGTGGCCCCGAGCTTTTCACCGCGCCGTCCGGTGGTCGCATCGCCGACACTATGGAGACCGTGCGCGCGATCAAGTCTCAAGCGCTCGCCGGCGCCGCCAAGGCGGCCGGCAGCACGACCAACAACACGTTCAGCTTCACGATCCACGCCGCTCCGGGTCAATCGCCGGAGGACGTTGCCAGGGCCGTTCACCGAGAGTTTTCGAGGAAGCTGAACGAACTATCGCACGGCGCTCATTCCGACGGAGCATATTGAAATGAAAACGCCCCGCGCAGAGATTCATGTCAATGGCCGTCCGGTCGCGTCGATCTTCAATGACCGGCTGATCTCCGTCACCATCGTAGACAAGGAAGGGATCGTCAGCGACAGCATCAGCTGCGAACTGAATGACGGCAACCCCTTCGCCGAAATCCCGAGAAGTGGCGACATCATCGAGGCGTGGCTCGGATACGAAGAGACCGGGCTTGTCTATTTTGGCAAATACGTCTGCGAGGATCCCGTCGTGCATTGCCTGCCCTACAAACTCGTCGTCAACGGCAAGGGCACCGACATGCGCGAGAAGCTCAAGCAGCATCGCGAGCGCCACTGGGACGACAAGTCGGTCAAGGACATCGTGAGCGAGATTGCCGGCGAGCACGGCCTGCAGGCAAAGGTGGATGGCAGCGTCGGCGCTTACAAGTACAAGTGGTTCGGCCAAGAGGACGAAAGCGACCTGCATGTCGTCGAGCGGCTGGCGCGGCGACACGATGCAACCTTCGCCATCAAGAACGGTATGCTGATCTTCGCGCCTCGTGGTGCTGGTAAATCAGCGAGCGGGGCAGCTCTCACCCCGGTGATCGCAACGCCCTACAACATCGTGACCGGCTCATGCGAGACGACGTTTTCTCACCGCAACAGCTTCGCGAAGGTTAAGGCGCGCGTGCAGGACCGCACCAAGGCCGAGCGTGTTGAGGTCGAGGAAGAAAGCGACATACAGGGGCAATCTGATTACACCCTCCCCGATCCCTACGCGAACGAGGGCGAGGCAAAGGGCGCGGCGCGCACCAAGGCCCGAGATCTGAAGAACAACACCATCACCACGTCCGTCGATCTGTTCGGCGACCCGACGATCCGCGCGGCGGCGCCGCTCCGATACCAGAACGTGCGGCCGCAGATCGATGGCATCGAGTTCGTCATCGAGACCGCGACACACAAACTCTCGAAGCAGGGTTACACCACGTCCGTCGAAGCGAAGCTCGGTGGTGAGGGCGAGGCCGGGGCCGGCAAGAAGCGCGGACGCGGGTCCAGCGGTGAAGCTCTCTCCGATATTCCGGGCCAGTCCGACTACACCGTGCCGTCGAATCTCTAAGCACAGGTCGGATATGAGCAGCATCAACCATTCTCGGCCAGCGCACCGGACGCGCGGCCGCACCATCGAAAACCACCGCGGTGATGACGGTGTGCCCGCCGAGTTTCGGTCGAAGCCTCGCCGGCCGTCGAAGCCGAAGGACGCGCTGCGCGCAGAGGCCGACGCGGCAATGGCCGCGTTCCTTCGCCGTGGCGGGAAAGTGCATCGGGAGGATGGCCGATGACGACGATCTCCGTCCGCTGGGCCGACAGCCACCTCAAGCGCTTCGGAAAGCAGATCGACGATCTCAACCGTCGCTTTCCGAAAGTGCTACCCCGGATCGTCAACCAGGTCGGCGATCGCGCCAAGACGCAGGTTATCCGCAACCTGACCAAACAGACCGGTCTGCCGCGCAAGACGATCGTCAAGGCGATCGGTGATCCCGGCCGCGCACGCGCCGGCCGTCTCTCCTACGAGATGGTCACGCGCGGCGGAAACATTCGGCTCAAATTTTTCTCGCCCAAGGAGACGCGCCCCGGTGTCGTCGCAAAGCCGTTCGGCAAGCGACAGCTCTTCCCCGGCACCTTCATGTTCGGCGGCCGCTTCCCCAACCGTCACGGCGGCAAGTTCGGCGGCCACGTCATGCGGCGCCTCAATGCCTCGGGCACCAAGCTCACACAGGTTCGATCCGATGTCGTCATTCCGAAGGAGATGACGTCGGGAGCAACAAAGGACGCCTTCGAGCGCATTGCCGGTCCGCTCCTGCAGCAGCGCGTCGAGGCTGCGATCTTCAAGCTGCTGCGATGACGGCACGGGCGCAACAGCGTGACCGGAATGCAACACCGCCTCGCCCCGGCGCGGGTCCTTCCACGGCGGACAGGGCTGCGGGGAGGGGTACCTGCGGGATTTTGGCCTATGCAAATATTCCTATAGGATTTCGTTCCTCTAGTTGGACGCTCGCGAAATGATCGTTGGATCGGCCGAAATGGCGGATTTGCTTGGCTTTACGACGCGCCGCGTAAGCCAGCTGGCGAAAGAGGGGGTCGTGGTCCGGGTCGCTCCTGGGAAATTCGATGCCACCGCGACCATCAAGAACATGCTGCATCGCGCTTCGGCAAAACATGAGGCGGAAGAGGCCATGCGCGACCTCGATCGCGAGCGCGCCCGGCTCGCGCGAGAGCAGGCGGACGGGCATCAGCTGAAGAATGCGGCGCTGCGCCGCGAGCTTCTCCCCCGCGAAAAGGTGGAAGCCGAATGGTCGAACATCCTCCGCAAGGTCCGCGCGGGGATGCTGGCGATACCGTCGCGCGTCCGGCAGCGCATCGGTTTGAGCGCGGCCGACGCCGATGCGATCGACCGCGAAATCAGGGACGCCTTGACGGCGCTCGGCAATGATCGCGGAGACTAGAGCCGCGGCGCTGCGGGCTCTGGTCCCGCCGCCGCGCATCGAACTGTCGGACTGGATCGAGCGGGCGATCGTGCTGCCCGACGATGTATCGTCGCTGCCCGGCGCTGTGCGCCTCTACCCTTTTCAGCGCGGCATTGCAGATGCGATCAGCGACCCGTCGATCACCCGCGTGTCGGTGCTGAAAACCACCCTGCTCAACCATATCCTCCACAATCGCGACAACCTCCGCGTCGCGGTGATCGTCAACGACATGAGCGAGGTCAATATCGACGCCGCGCTGGTACGCGATGGCGGTGCCCAACTCAGCCGTCAGGACGAACGGCTCGTGGAGATGTCGAACGGCTGCATCTGCTGCACGTTGCGCGACGATCTTCTGAAGGAGGTCGCGGCGCTCGCGCGCGAAGGCCGGTTCGATTATCTGCTGATCGAATCCACCGGCATCTCCGAGCCGATGCCGGTCGCGGCCACCTTTGCCTTCGAGGATGCCGAGGGCCACAGCCTCTCCAAAGTGGCGCGCCTCGACACCATGGTAACGGTGGTCGATGCCCGCAACTTCCCGACGGATACCGCTTCGCGCGACCTGCTGGCCGATCGCGATCGTGCTGTCGGAGACGGTGACGATCGTGGCGTCGCGGAGCTTCTCATCGATCAGGTCGAGTTCGCCGACGTGATCGTCGTCAACAAAGTCGATCTCATTACCGATCTCGAGCGCGAATTTCTTACCCTCAGTCTGAAGCAACTCAACCCTGACGCCGACCTGATCTTCAGTAAATTTGGCAAGATTCCTCTGGATCGCATTCTAAATACGAAAAAATTCTCCTATGAACGCGCCAGCCGGTCAGCCGGTTGGCTGCAGGAACTGGAAGGCCGCCATCATGCGCCGGAAACCGAGGAATACGGTTTCCGCAGTTTCGTCTATCGTGCCAGGCGCCCTTTCCATCCCGATCGCTTCCACCGCTTCATCACCGCCGACTGGCCGGGGGTGATCCGCGCAAAGGGCTTTTTCTGGCTGGCCTCGCGGATGGCGTTCGCGGGCTCCCTATCGCGCGCCGGCGCCATCGTCCGTCACGAGCCGGCCGGCATCTGGTGGGCAGCGACCGAAAAGCACAACTGGCCGGCCGATCCGGAATGGCGCGCCGGGGTGCTGCGCAAATGGGACCAGCGCTACGGCGACCGGCGGCAGGAGATCGTCGTTATCGGTGGCCCCGACATGGACCAGGAGGTCCTCGTCGGGCGCCTCGACGCCTGCCTGTTGACGGAAGCAGAAATGGCGCTCGGCCCACGACAATGGACCAGCCTGCGCGATCCGTTTCCCGGCTGGCGGCGTGGGGTGGCAGCGTGAGCCGCTCGCTGCTGCGCGAACTGTTCGAGGCCGTCACGCGCCCTCCGGATTATCGTGTCCCGGCCGGGCGAAGCATGCGCGAAGTCTCGGACGCGGAGATCGATGCCGCTCTGGCACAAGCCGGGTTGCCGCCCTGCACCAACTCAGACTGCGATTGCGGCCAGGTCCGGTTGCCCTATCGTCCGCGCCACCGCAAGGCGTGACAGGCCGAGCAGCCCTCACACTCCTCCGGGATAGTTCGGCGCCTCGCGCGTGATACGAACGTCGTGGACGTGGCTTTCGCGAAGCCCCGCGCCGGTGATCCGCACGAACCGCGCCTTGTCGTGAAACTCGTCGATAGTTTTGGCCCCGACGTAGCCCATGGCGGCGCGCAAGCCGCCGGCCAACTGGTGCAGCACGTTGCCGACCGGCCCCTTGTAAGGCACCTGCCCTTCGATGCCTTCCGGCACCAGCTTGAGCGTGTC